TTGTGTGCAGCAGATCACCCGTCTATTTCGGGAGATCAGACGAACGTACTGGCCACTGCCTCCGATCTCAATGAAACGTCTCTTGAGCAGATGTTGATTGATATTGCTGGCTTTACCGATGAGCGGGGCTTAAAAATTGCTGTTCGCGGAATGAAGTTAATCATTCCAAAAGAATTGCAGTTTATTGCAGAGCGAGTTTTGAACTCAGCACTGCGTCCCGGCACTGCCGACAATGACACCAACGCACTGAAGTCTATGGGCATGCTGCCCGAAGGAGCGGTTGTAAACCACTTCCTCACGGACACAGACGCGTTCTTCGTCAAGACAGACGCACCAAACGGCTTCAAGCTGTTCCAAAGAACCCCCATCAAAACTGCGATGGAAGGCGACTTTGATACGGGTAACATGCGCTTTAAAGCGCGTGAACGTTACTCGTTTGGCGTTTCTGATTGGAGATCCGTTATCGGAACTCCCGGCGCATAAGTTTGTAAAAACTTGTGAAAAAGAAGGGGCACATTGTTGCCCCTTTCTTTTTTGTGTATATTCAAACAATCCCTGACAGGTGCATACCGCGCCTGACTCTAGCCACGACAGGAGATCCCAATGGCTAATACCACTTTCAACGGACCAGTTCGGTCAGAAAACGGTTTTAAAGTTGTATCTAAGAATGCAACAACAGGCGCATTTACCGACGTAGTAGATATTGCTTCTACCGGCATCGTTACGAACAAATATGTAAAGCATGTTGGCTTTGCTACGGGCGTTACGGTTAACACCACGGCGGGTGACAGCCCATCCATTGGTGAGTTTACGCAGCCTGCAAACACGATTATCACTGACATCAAGATATTTTGTGACACCTCGCCAGTTATTGGTACAGGCGACATTGGTTATGAAGTCGGTACATCTAGCTCTGGCGCACAGATTGTTGCGGCAGTGACTGATGAGATCCTAGACGGCGGGACGACTGTTGTAGAGCACAACGTAACCACAACAACGCTTGTGGCTCAGACTCAAAGCGGCACTACGGCTCCTGCTTCTGTTCAGTATACTTCTGCTGCAAGAACTATTTTCTGCAACATCACCAATACGGTTGATGCTACCACCGCTGGTTCTTTCACGTTCATCATTGAATACGTGCAGATCGCGTAATAGGAGAACGTTATGTCTGGAGCTTCTGATGTAATTGCGGTCACCATAACCGCAGACACTCTGGCGGCGGATGACGACGGTATTTCTGCGAATGCTGCTGTAGGCAACAACGCCGCCCTCACTATTGGCGGAGCTTTGGCTGACGGCGGATCTGTAACGTTGAGCAATGCCCGTAAGGTCACTATTACTTCGGCTGGAGATGATGATGAAATATCTTTCACCATCGTAGGCACCGATATAAACAGTACGGCGCAGACAGAGTCTCTTACTGGCGCAAACGCAGGCGTTGCCACTAGCTCAAAGTTTTTTCTGACGATCACGTCGATCACGGCGGTCGGTGACCCAGCAGGAAACGTAAAAGCCGGTATAAGTGCTGATTCTTCGAGCATTGTGTTTTCGGGTAGATCACGTTTGAAAGGCGCTTTCCTCACTAGCACCGGAACGGCTGGGACTATTGATTTTATCAATACCTCCACTGCTGGAACGAGTCTAATGAAGATCAGTTCTGTCGCCTCTGCGACTGCAACGCGTGATGTAGTGATCCCGGAAAACGGCATTTTGTTTACGGATGGGATTTATCTGCAATACACCGTGTCTACTTTTTTAACCCTGACAGTTTTTCATGCTTAGGTAGAAGGAACTTTTGAATGGCAACAACCAAGGACGCTAAAAGACTTCCATCTGGTCGCATCAAATACCGTGGTGAGACGTTTGCTGGTTTTAACAAACCAAAAAGAACGCCGGGTAAGACCAAGAAAAGTGCTGTTCTTGCTAAAAAAGGTAGTGAAATCAAGCTGGTTCGGTTTGGTGATCCGAAGATGTCGATCAAGAAAGATCAGCCCGGCAGACGGGCTAATTTTCGAGCTAGGCACAAGTGTGATACGGCAAAAGATAAATTTTCGGCAAGATATTGGTCTTGTAAGGCATGGTAATGACACGAGCTAGTATGCCAAAAGGGCTTAGTTACTACCGAAAAGGTGGTTCAGCGTCCAAAAAAAGCAAAGGCAGTAAGATTTGCCCGGAGGGTAAAGCTTGGGCGAAGCGAACTTTTGATACTTATCCGTCTGCTTACGCCAATCTTGCTGCAAGTAAGTATTGCAAAGATCCCAACTACGCCAAAAAGTCTAAAGGTGGCAAAAGAAAAGGTCGCTGATGGGTGAATTAAAGAAATGGTTGAAACAAAACTGGGTCCGTATCGACAGCGAAGGCAATATTGTCGGCAAATGTGGCACGTCCCCGGATAAGAAAATGCCAGATCGCTGTTTGCCTGAGTCCAAGGCACGATCTTTGACGAAAGCAGAGAGAGCCGCGACTGCACGCAAGAAGAAAAGGGAAGGCAAAAAAGGCAAGACCGTTGTCAAAAACACCAAGCGAGCGACGGTTAAAAACATGAACGCGGGCGGAGAGGTCCGACAAGAAATTGCTAGAGGGTGCGGGGCTGTACTAGAGAACCGCAGAAAGAAAACTAAGTACCTGTGAGGTATATATGTCTGTCGTAAATCTGGGCAACGGTGCCCCAAAAAAGAAAACAGCTAAGAAAAAAGCCACTAAAAAAGCGCCTGCGATGAAAAGCAAGGGTATGGCCAACGGTGGTGCCATGATGAAGTCTAAGGGCATGAAAAATGGCGGTGCCATGATGAAGTCTAAGGGCATGAAAAATGGCGGTGCCATGATGAAGTCCAAGGGCATGAAAAATGGCGGCAAGGTGTCCAAAATGAAATCTAAGGGCTATCGCCAAGGTGGGAAGGTAAGCAAATAAAATATGCCATACCTTCAATCTAACATTCCGCACTTTAAGTGCTGGGTGCGAAAAGAATTTACACATAATCACGAGGGATACCATGGCGAGTTTTTACACGCCATGGCCATAGGCGTCACAACGATGCCTTGCAGATGCCTTAGTTTTCAGATGATCTTTACGGGCATAGAGGCCGATGGTGAAGAAGAGGACACCGTACACGGAGGAGCGATGTGGGCAAGAATGCCGATCACCGCTCTTGTTGCGGACATCCCGTTGGAAGAATGGCCCGCGCCGATGGCGGTACATGACGCCCAGCCTTGGGATTGTTCTTCTCACTATCACGCTGTTTATGTCTTAGATCGTGCAACGCCATGCCCTTGGATGGCAAAAATTGCTGGAGAAATGTATCCAGCGAAATACCTTTTCACAGTAGACTATACTGAGAGTGAAATTGCGGATGACCCAGCACAGCACAAACAAAGTCACGTGCTGCAACTTTTAGATGCGGGGGAGTGGACAGGTAACATCGTTGCATTACCAAACAACCGGGTACGAGTAACGCACCCAGCATGGTTTGAAACGGGTACAGGCGCTCCAGATTTTAAGCCTTCGGCGCACATACATTACTCGAAGTCTGATTTAGACTACGTGCTTGATGTGAACCGTGTATTCGATAACTTATACAATGACAACGAGTAGCAGCAAAAATTTTGAGATTGATGTAGCCGAGTACATTGAAGAAGCGTTTGAGCGTTGCGGATTAGAGCTTAGGACCGGCTACGACCTGAAAACGGCCAAAAGATCTATGAATTTGTTGTTCGCCGATTGGGCTAACAGGGGCCTGAATCAGTGGACGATTGATCAAACCTCTATCACAGTTGCGTCGGGTGTCAGCGAATACCCGGCGGGCACTCTCACTTTGTCGGTCGGTGCTTCCGCTAGTTTTACGGTCGGAGAGACGATAACTGGGGGCACAAGCGCCGCCACGGCGTCAATCACTAGTAAGCCTACAACTACCTCTGTTGCCACAACGATCCCGGTGGGTACTTTTTCTAACGGTGAAACGATAACTGGGGGCACAAGCGCCGCCACTACCACTGTTTCTGCTGTTCAAGATCTATCTGACGTACAATCTACGATTGACATACTGTCGACGGTCGTAACTCGTGACGGCACTGACTTTGCAATCGACCGTTTGAGCCGTTCTGAGTTTTTAAACATACCCACAAAAACTCAGACGGGCAGGCCCAATCAATTTTTTCTTGATCGACAAATTACTCCGGTGTTAAAAATTTGGCCAGTGCCAGACAACAGCACAGACATCCTAAAGTTTAATCGTTTAACTCGGATCGAAGACGCAGACGCCTTCACGAATACCGTGGATGTGCCGTTTCGGTTTTACCCATGTTTAGCGGCGGGACTAGCTTATTATCTGTCGATGAAAAAAAATCCCCAGATGATGACCATGCTGAAAGCAATTTATGAAGAAGAGATGATACGTGCCATGGAGGAGGACCGAGATCGTGCGTCCTTCAAAATATCACCTCCCACGTATAGATACGGAGCGTAGCCATGGGGTTTGCATCAGGTAAAAACGCTTACGGTATCTCAGATCGTTCTGGTTTTCGCTACAAGCTCAATCGCATGCGTAAAGAATGGAACGGTAGTCTTGTAGGGTTTGATGAGTTTGAGCCAAAACAGCCGCAACTCTTGCCTTTGCCAAGGGTCGACGACCCACAAGCTTTGAAGAATCCCCGACCTGACCGAGTCGAGCCAATGGTTGTGTCGGTTGGCGTGCCTGTTGTCGGGATTAACCCTTTTGTGCCTGTAAAAGCTTCTGGAATTGTTGGTGAAGTAACGGTGGTGACGACATGAGTTTTACCTTAGCTACCTTAAAATCTGCCGTCCAAGACTACTGCGAAAGCGCCGAAACGACTTTTGTTGCTGAACTAGACACGTTCATTCAAGAAGCTGAAGAACGAATACTCAAAAACGTTTCTTTACCCGTTTTTCGCAAAAACGTGACGGGTAACGCTACGACAGGGTTCCCTTATTTAGCTACTCCGTCAGATTTTTTGGCGTCCTACAGTTTGGCTTTGATTATTGATAGCGTGTACACCTATCCTTTGTTCAAACATACAACGTTTATTCGGCAATACACGCCAAACGCTAATACCACTGGTCCTACGCAGTACTACGCCCTGTTCGACGACAATACTTTTTTACTCGCACCAACGCCTGCGTCTGACTACGCGTTTGAGTTGCACTACAAGTACCGGCCTGCGTCTTTGACCACCACCTCTGGCACCAGCACAACTTGGTTGTCCGATAATGCTCCTGATGCTTTGCTGTATGGCACGCTCGTAGAGGCGGCTACCTTCTTGAAAAATCCAGAAGAAGCGGCTCAATACGAGCAACGGTTCTCGCAAGCTGTCGCGTCACTCAAGGCTTTGGGCGAAGGTTATGGTTCGAGAGATGAATACCGATATGACATTGCTAGGGGGTAAACTTGGCTTTGTTTGAGGCATCTAGTCTTGAGGTTGGTAGCGTTTTAGTCGCAACTACACAAGACAAAGGACATGATCCCGAGT